AAGCCGTGCATAGCTGAATCCCTAGGCTTGGATCGTTGATGGACGAGATTAAAAAGCAGCTAAGCGGGGAGCTAATTGCAGAAGGTCCACAGTGCAGCCACGGCCATCGAGTCTGGCGCGAAGGTACTTCGGCTAAAACTGGTAAAGCTTGGGCGAATTACAGCTGTGTAGAACGTAAGCCGAATCAGTGCGAGCCGCTCTGGTACGTCTTTACTTCGGATGGCACATGGAAGCCACAGGTCTAACGATGAGCGATTACATGGAGATTCTTTATCCGCAATCAATGACAGCCAAGCTTCTACAGAATGGCGAAGTAATTGCAGAATACAAGATCGAGCAGTGCGATAGCTGCGAGAAGCTAAAGAAGCTGGACGCTTTCGGTTATACCAAGGGACAAGCTAGAGAGAAGTTAATCTGGCTATGCGGTGACTGTAGATGAAGATTAAACCTACGATCGAGGATAAAGTCTTAGCGCACACAGTAGCCCTAGAACGTATCGCCGAGATCTACGGTCAGCCAGACCATTCCAGTCGCTACGACAGACGCTTAGGCTTTCATGATTACGTCGCGCAAGTAGCAGAGTCAATCGTCGCGGAGATCTTGGTAGCTCGTTACCTTGGTTATCTTGACTTCAATCCCCGGGCCTCACGCTTTAAGGAGACGGCGGACGTAGGCTCGAACATCGAGGTCAGATGGACACGTTACGAGAATGGCCAGCTAATCGTCTACGAGAATGATCGAATTACAGACGTGGCGATTCTGGTCGTAGGTACGTCGCCTAATTACAGACTAGCGGGCTGGATACCTGTAGCCATGGCCAAGCGGCCTAAATACAAGAACTCTAAGCAGCCTACTTGGTGGGTAGACCAAAAGAATCTACAGCCGATCGAGAATCTAAAAGGGAGCAACTATGGACAAGCTGCGCTTTAAGTGCCGAGTCTGCAAGAAGGACACAGAGCAACTCATTCGTGTAATTACAGATAATCTTCCAGAAAACGTTAAGACGATCCAGTGCTGCGTCTGCTCGACGATGACGGTGGCACTAATTGGAGAAGCTAATGGCGACCTATGAATACAGGTGTGAAGTGTGCAGTAAAGAACTAGAAGTCCAGCGTCCCATCGAGGACACACTGGCCAGAGATCCTTACTGCCCTAATTGCACTGTACCTATGAAGCGCGTTTACTCGTTAGGTGGGATCGTGTTCAAGGGTGACGGCTGGGGCGGTAAGCCATGAAGATTCTAGATCTATTCTGCGGCGGTGGCGGGGCTTCGGTGGGCTATGCAAGGGCTGGCTTTACCGTTATAGGCGTCGACATGGTACGCAAGAAGAATTACCCTTACGAGTTCATTAAGGGCGATGCCATGGAGATTCTTAAAGACTTGGACTTCTTAAATCAGTTCGACGTTATCCACGCTTCGCCGCCTTGCCAGTTCTACACAGTGGCGGGAAACCTTATGCGAGCGCAAGGAAACACGACATCGAAGCCAGATTTACTTGATCCAGTACGACAGGCTTTAATCGCTTGGGGCGGTAAATACATCATCGAGAACGTAGTAGGCGCGCCTATGGCTGGGATAACGCTATGCGGATCATCGTTCGGCTTAAAGGTACGACGTCACCGTAAGTTTGAGTCAAACATGGAACTAACGTCGCTCGAATGCAGACATAAAGAACAAGGTCGCCCAGTGGGCGTCTATGGATCTATGAACGATGAGATCCCTAAAGGCGGACGAACAGCTAAGACACTTAAAGAAGGTCAGGACGCCATGGGTATCGACTGGCTTGGCTGGAACTCACTTAAAGAGTCGATTCCGCCAATCTATACAGAACACTTAGGACGTCAGATTATGGAGCAACTATGAGAAAGTTATCCACAGACGTTATCCACAGGCTGTTGAACACGCCCAAGAACACGCTCAAACTTGCGTCTTACTTGACTAGGGCGTTACCATCTCTTCGCTTGAAGCGAGCCGCTGTGGCGGATAGCTCGCTAGAGCGCAAGAGAGGTTTAGGGGCGGCTATTGCCTTAACGGCAACGCTTTCAATAACAAGCATTCCAGAAGCTACAGCAGCTAACTATTCGATAGATCATCTAAAGCTTTACGCTCATTCAAGGATTCTCGACTATAAAGAGTTCCAGTGCTTTAATCGAATCATTACTAAAGAATCCAGATGGAACTATAAAGCTAAGAACGGAAGCCATTACGGTTTAGGTCAGATGCGCTCGCAGCATTACAGAGACTTAGACCCTTTCCGCATGATCGACGCAAGTCTTCGCTACATTACGATTCGTTATGAGACTAACTGTAAAGCGTGGGCATTCCATGAGAAGAAGGGTTACTACTAAGTGACATTACATAGCCAGCGTAAAAGCAATAGCACACACTGGAAGAAGCTTCGGCTTCGGATCTTGAATCGTGATGGCTGTCGGCGTGTCGAGTGGCGGTTTCGGCTTGGACTTTAATCCATTCCCTGCAAGAACTCCGCCCAGTGATCCAGTTAAGAAGATCGCAAGAGTCTTTAATAAGTCAATGAATGCCGCGTCGTTAGGAGCTTGGTTACCGATCGGCTGTGTAACGAAGATAAGCGCGTAAGTAATGCCCAGCGTCACGATCAAGAAGACAGCGGCTAAAGTAGATCCGATTATAAGGATTAGAGTCGCGTGGACTTCTTCTGGACTACGGCGTCGCGATGGACTGTGGAGCTTCTTCTCCAAGGACGTCGCTAGTGCATGTTCCAGTAGGGACGCACTGCGGCTCTTGGCATTCTGGCTTCGACCAGTTCTCGTATTCTTGGCATTCATAACGTGTCCAACCCTGATAACCACAAGCGGAAAGCCCGACCGAAAGGACTAAGGCCAGACTTCCCGCGAGTAGTTTCCGAGTCACTTCCCCGATAACCCGAAAGCTGAATCTTTAGGATTTAGCCAGCGCAGGATTACAGGCAGAACGGCGGCAAGGCCCGCCATGCCGATCGCCTTCGGATCTGTAACTCCAGCCATGTAGACCGCGATACTCGCGGCCAAGAAGCTACGCGCCCAGCTTGCCGCTAATGCTTTTAAGTTTGCCACTTTTCTTCTCCGTTTTCTTCGGCTTCGCTGCCGATTCGGTGGGTACTTCGACGACTGGATAGTCGCCAGCATAAGCCACGAACTTAGGACGTCCGAAGCCTACGATCTCTTTACCTATGCGCGTTGCTTAATCATGACCATTCCGCCGTTACGCTGATCGCCAGTTCCCGAAGTATTTCCTTCGATGGTAATTACTGACTTCGGCTTAACGCCTACAACTATTCCGATGTGACTAATACGGTCGACGCCATCATGCGGAAAGTCCATGAACGCAAGATCGCCGATCTTCGGCTCTGACTCTATCCAGCGACTAACTTCTTTAAGCTTATGCGCTCCCGCAGCTGTTGAGACCATCGACGGAAGTTTTACGCCCGCTTCATGGAAGCACCAATTAACGAAAGATCCGCACCAAGGTAAGCCATCGGCCTTAGTAAACTTTCCGAACTTCGTAATGTTTTCTGGCTCTTCGACGTAGCCCACTTCTTTAAGTGCCACTTCGACGACTGCCGCAGCTGTACCGACTGGGTAAGTCATGACAGAAGTAACTTTGCTTCGTCTTCTGTAATCCCCAGCTTAACTAAGAGAGCGGCTTTTTCTGCTGCTTTAACCGCTTCTGCGTTGGCTTTTTCTTCTGCGGCTTTTTTATCTTTTTCATGCTGTTTTAATTCCACCGCATTCATTTCGCGAGTTTCGATTTCGCCTGTTTCGGCGTTATGTAATGTAATAAGTGGCATTATGCGAAGCTCCAGACGTAGTAAGTTCCTGCGTCGAATGTTCCACCGCTAGGAAATAAAGTAATTGAAGTAATTGCCGAACTTGACTGATACCAACCGCTAACCGAACCATTTGCGCTTTTTGGTGTCATGTTCTGCACAGGCTTAAAGGCCATCGAAGTGTCTGCCATGTCTATGTGGATTCCGAAACTGGGAGTCTCTGCACCCGAGAACGTTCCCGATCCCATTGTGTAAAGGTTAGCTACTGCGCCATCACTATCTGCACGCCAATAATTTGTTCCAGTGTCACCATTTAACCGCACTTGAACGTATTCACTGCTTGCCGTATGCGAAACTTGTTTAATAAAAACATAATACTGTTTTCCAGATAAACCGCTAATAGTTACACTTGAACCTGTTAATGAACCTGTGGCTGCTTGCGACCAAGAGCCACCAGTCGCGATTGTTGTCCATGCTGGAACGCCCGCTGTTACGTTTAAGACTTGTCCAGTCGTTCCAATTCCAAGACGTGCTGGAGTAGATCCACTCGATGAGTAGATGATGTCGCCAGTAGTAGTCATCGGGTTAGTCATGCCCGCGCTATCTGTTCCCCAGACGAAGTCCATGTCTGTGTTCGAGTTCTTTTTTAGAACTTGGCCAGTCGTTCCGCCTTTAAGATCGACTAAAGACGCATCGATAGCGTCGCCAAGTGTCTCAATAGCTGTCGCGCCGTCTTTTACCAAGTCGGTCGAAGTAGGAACACTCCAGCCGAAGTTAGGCGTAGTCGTTGCCATGTTATCTCCTTTATGCGACTACTGTCGCGTTTAACCAGTCTAGTGTAGGGCTAATTGTGTTCCATGTTTCGGACGCGGGTACGTCATTCCAGCGGAACGCGTCGAGCGAATAAGAGATAGGCGTAACGTAAAGATCCACAGCCAGAGAGTTATAGCCAGCTGAGAATTTCCAGCCTTCTACGAATCCTTGGAAGTTCGTTCCCATGTTCGCGGGTAAGTCTGTGATGTTAACTGGCATTCCCATAAAGACGCCCAGAAGAGAATCTCTATCTGAATCGCTTACGTTAGGGCTGCCCAGCGGATAGCGAATCGACTCGAAGTTAGCTCTAGGGTAAGCGCGAAGAGCTAGATAGAACGCGGCCTGAGTCGTGGCGTCTGCGCCGTTTTCTAGTGATGTCTGAATGTTTTGGGCTAATGATCCGTAAAGTGCGATAGAAGCTGGATCGTCGTCTGTAACTTGCTGGCCATTCTTATAGGTGATCGTAATCGAGTTACGAACGTCGCCCGCTCTCGTCGATGTCTGGAGACCGCTGGAGTAAGCGTCTAAAGCTGAAAGATCTACGTAACCGTTCGTGGCTAGATAAGTTCCGCGATGAGTGCTGTCCGCGTACCCGATTCGGCCTTGCGCGTCCTCGAAAATCGTGCCGAGTCCAGAAGTAGCTAAAGAAGCGACTAAAGAATAAGCGTCCGTAACGTTTGCGCTTCGATCTGTAAGTTCATAATTTCCGGGGCGGTCGATGTCACCTAGTCCACTGTTTTCTGCGTTAGCCCATGTCATAGTCGCCTCGTATGTTGCCCATGTTAGAGCTGCGGGAACTTCATTCCAAGCTCCGTAAAGAATGCCGTTAAGAATCTCATAGATCTGATCGCCTTCGTAATCCTTACTAAGAACGCCTTCCGTTAAAACCTTCGGTAGACGTGAAAGCGCGCCAAGTGCCGTAACCGTAATAGTCTGAACTAGACCGCCAGTTCCCGATCTTTCGACTGTCGTAAGAATGTCGCTCACGCTGCCGCCGAAGATCGCTACTGGCGTAGCTGTGGAGTTCTGTACGAAGACGGTTATTCCAGAGTTAATCTCTACAGTGATCGGATCGTCGTCAAGATTGAGAATCGATAAATTACAGTAACCCGCTACCGCTTGCTGATAGATGTCGCGGCGACCAGATTCGATCGTGAGATTAGCCAGAGTTATGTTCTTATACTCGACTCCGTCGATAAGAACGCTCCAGACTGGAGTCCATAGGGTCATGCTGTTAAGAACGATCCCGCGCCGAGAGTTCCGCGCGCTTGCGACTTATTTACTACATCGATGATCGTGCGAGCTGCCGATTCTGGATCTCCGACTACGCCCATGTTTACGGTAATAGGTACGCCACCCGCTTCTCTTGCGGCTCGAAGTCTGGCTGTCTCGGCCTTTAATTCTTCACGACGTAAGATCGCCGCTTGCATAGCTGGAGAGTAAGCAGACAGCGGCGCACCTGTAGCTGTACGAGTGTCCACGACTGCGCCAGTGTATCCACCGCCACCGCCGAAGCCAGTCTCTACCGTAACTCCGCCACCGATCTCTTCTGGGAATGGTACGGAAGCTTTAAGTCCCTTAGCTCCGCCATCGAATAGGTTAGTGATCGGGTTATCCTTAATAAGATCGATAACCTTCTTCGCAGCGTTATAAATGTTATTGATGAGAGTTACGAACTTGCCGAAAGCTGTAACTAATCCACTTATGAGCGTTCCAATACCTTCTAGAGCTACCTTGAAAGCCCCACCAAGAAGAGGAGCTAGATAATCACTAATAAACTGCCAGAGTCCTTTAAGGAACTCGATAAATGGCTTTAATTCTTCGGAGTTATCCGAGATCGATTTCTTCACTTTATCGAAGACAGATTTAAGTCCTTCTAGGATCGGCCCGACTACTTTACCGATCGCTGGGATTACTTCTTCGTAAAGGAACTTCCACCATGAGATCAAGATGGGAAGTAAATCGTCGCGAATGACCGTAAAGATCTGGCCGAACGCTGGGCCGAGAGTTTTACCAAGATTATCGGCGACATCTTGAATCGCTGGAATGCCTTTATCTACGAACGTCGAGATAAGCGGAGTAATGGCGTCGAGAACGTAAGAACCGACAGTCTCTTTAGCTTCATCGAATGCAACAGTAAGACGCGCCATCTTTCCTTGGAAAGTCTCGGCTTGCTTAGTTGCTTGTCCCTCGAAAGTTTTAGCAAGTGCCGCCGTAGCTGCGTCGAAGTTCTTGGACTTGATTATGTTCTCATCGATGCCTACGCCAAGCTTCTTTAATGCGCCTAGATTCCCATCATGGGCACGAGCTAACGCTTCCGAGACCGCGGATAAATCTTTTCCAGTGCCCGCCGCTATGTCTAGAGCTAAAGTCTGGAGTCTCTGAGCTTCTTCGACGTCTTTCGTACTTCTGACCAGTCTATCCAGCGATGGACGAAGCTTGTCGTCCGTAATTCCGTTAGCAAGTGCCGTCTGGGTTATGTAATCTTCTGTAGCCTTTATCTGCGCTTCTGTTGCGCCTGTAACGTTTTCTAAAGTTGCGGCAAGTTTAGCCTGAGCTGCTTCGTCTTCGATTGCAGACTTAACGCCGTCGACGAGAAGCTTTCCAGCGTAGGCCGCGGCTGCCGCTCCAGCAACAGCGAAAGCGACTCCCGCCTTTTTAGCGAAGTCGCCCATCTTAGATCCGAAGCCTTCGACTTCATTCTGTGCGCCTTTGACGCCTTTCTTTAATTCATCGAAGTCCGCGTCGAAGGTAATCTTGATCTTAGGAATGCCAGCCATTAGTTAAGCCTCAATTCATTAGCGATCTGTTGAACCATAAGCGCATACTCTCGCGCTACGACTGGGACGTAATAATCGACCGCTGGAGCGATCCAGTAGCCGCGCTTATTGTAAGGAGTCTTAAATCTGTTAGTAAATACGCGACCGATCGAGTCGACGCCGCCATGCGATCCGTACTCTGTTCCCCAGAGCAGCGCGCCAGCTGGCGCAGCTTCTCGACGTACTTTCCCTTTACCGCTCTTGGAAGTTTCGCCGCCATAAGGACGACCAACCTTCTTAGGGCCACCGATGTCGACGCGAATAAGACGATCGCGTGGAGATTTAATCGTCTGGACTACGAGCTTCGTCTGTGGAGCGGGCGCACTTAATCCGCTCATCATGAGCTGGCCAGCTAATCGCTGGGACATAGGCTGAGCGCGATCTCTTACGAGTTGCTGATACTCGGCAGGGAATGAACCCAAGAGACCGAGAAGATTCTTAAACTCGTAAGGATCGACAGTAATGGCATAAGTGCCTCGGCCTTTAGTGTCTGCCATTCTGTCTCTCCAAGATCTCTAATGCTGTAAGTAAATCTTCCGCCGTCTGCCATTCGCTCATCGGGATACGAGTCGCGATCGCTACCTCGATTAAAGTGCGATTTAAGCTTCCGACGGGCCAGCTTTTGGGTCTGACTTCTTACTCGTAATTCCCTCGACAGTTTCGACCCAGATCTCGAAAGGCTTAACAGGGTTTCCCGCTGCTTCTCGCTTCATAGCGTTATAAGCCAAGAAGTTAAGCCCTTCGAGTCCGAGTTTCGATTCTGCTTCGTTCACTGTTGCGTTGAACTTGCGCTCCCACTTAACCCATTCTGGATTAGCCGCTACATAAGTTACGACTTCTCCGTTTAAGTAAGTGACTTCGAGTTCTAGTTTCATCTTTTGCTCCCGATTCTATTTATTAGCTGAATGTCTCTGTAGGTGTTCCCACGACTGTAAAGCTCATGCTAACAGTCTGCGCGTCTGGCGATGATCCGCCCACGCTTGGGAATAGTGGAAGAACGTTAAAGCTAAAGACTGCGCCTGTTACAGCTGTAAGCGATACCGCTAGAGTCGTGTTAGGTGCTGTCTCTGCCGCTGTCCATAGAGCTTCACAGAGTGAATCTGTTGCGCCCCAGTCTGCGAGCATCTCGACGTCGAAAGTCCACTGCGAATCGATCGACTTGTAAGCCTTCGAGTAAAGTGTGTCGTAAGTTTCGATAGTGACGTCCGCTGAAAGCGTCGCGCTTGTCGCTTGCTCGTCGTAGTTCTTAGTCGCGATCGTCATAGCGAGATCGCGTCCAGTAATGACGGTCGTGGCCATTGTTTTCTCCTTAGTTTGTTTGTGTGTAATAGGTCGCGAGCTGAATCTCGCCAGCGAGAATCTCGGACGCGCCTATAGTTAACGGAATCGGATTCGAGATGTCTCCGACTTCGTACCCTGACGGAACGGCCGCCAGAATGCTTATTACGAGCTTCTCCCAGTTATCGAGTGCGCTCTGATTATCGTAGATCGCTACGCCTACGGTTATTACTAGATTTACTTTTACTTTTACGTTCGACTTACCTAAGAACGTAGGCTGTAAATACGGAACGCTCGGAACGACCGCCGCGAATGGGACGATCGGAGCTTCTGGGACAGAATCGTAAGTATTAGCCGCGACGTTCTGGATCGCTGTCTTTAACGGATTACGAACGCTTGAAAGAATGGAAGAAGCTGGCACTTTAGCCGCCGACCATTACTTCGACATCGACGTAATTACCTAAGAGACCGATTACACGATTCTGGAGACTGCGGCCCATTCTGTAGGGCGAACTCTGAAAGTCCACGCCTTCGATCTGGCCGCCCGCAGCTGTGCGAGATTGAAAGACTTCGATCGATACCGCGTAGATCGCTGATTCGATTGACGGATCGGAAGCGTAAAGAGTAAGCGCGTCATAACCTGAAAGCGTCGCTGTGCCGTTCGGAATAATCTGGCGACGAGTGACGTCTGACGATGTTAGAGCTGCCGAGAATGAAGTATCTGTAACGACTGTAAGAGTGTGAGTCGCTGTAAATGGAGCTGGAAGTCCTGTAATGACGATCGACTGTCCTACGACGAAAGGATGTGTCCGTCGAGTGTAGAACTTAGCCACGTTAGAAGTTAATTCGTATTCGACGACTGCCGTCGTGTTCTGTACGAGTAAAGGGAGAATCGTATTCTGAGCGGTAACGATTAGCTCATCGAGATAAGCGTCCGAATAGAGAGAAGAGCTAACGCCAAGGACGGATCGCAGCTGTGCAGCTGTAATTATGTTAGGCATTAGCTCTTCCCTTCTACTACTCGACTAGCTCGGGAGCGAACTAGTCGATGTCTGATTTATTCGGTTTACGCCTTGTTATTCTTGAATGCGCCAGCTGCGATCTTGGTCGCTAGTGCGCCATAACCGTAGTAACCGACAGTAATCTGGCCAGAAGCGATTACGTCCGCACGAAGACGGAAAGTAGGTCCTTCGTACCAAGTGTAAGCGTCTGGGTTAACGACTAGAAGAGTTCCGTCGCCATCGCCCGCGTTAGTTGGATCTACGAATAGATCCAAGCCCGCGACTGTTCCGACTAGTGAATCTGGACGAACTACGCCGCCCGCGTTCATTGGCTGTGAAGCGTTATAGATTGGGCGTCCGTTATCGTTAAGAGTCATTAGGTTAGCCCATTGACCAGTCGAAGCGATTAGAGACTTAGCGAATGGACGTGGAAGTCCAGCTGTAGCCGCGTAAACAGAAGCAGCTCCGCGAGATACGACTCCAAGAAGTTCCGCAGCTGTTGGGTAAGTTGCTGTAGTAGTTCCGTCTAGTGTCGCTCCTGAGATTAGAAGACCGTTAACGTAAGCATTTTCGGCCTTGGCCTTAGCTGCTGCCATGTTACGGATTAGTTCATCGAAGAACGCTGGAGAAGTACGATCCAAGAGTTCCACGCTGAAAGTCTGCTGGCCCGCGAACTTCTTTACGTCTACAGTAATAAAAGCTGAGTTCTGATCTGTGTCGCTTGGGTTTCCTTCTTCGGCTGTTACTGCAACAGTCGGAGCTTGGGTGATTTTCGGAATCTCGAAAGTCATTCCAGCGTCTGGAAGTGTTCCACGAGAGATCGCGTCGATAGATGGACGGATAGATGTTGAAAGTCCGTTTACTACTTCTGCCATCTGGCGAGTAGGTACTAGACCCGCGTTATCTGTTGTGTTATCTGCCGCGAGAACGTACTGGCGAGCTTGATCGTCGCCCATCGCCGCGCGAATAGTGTTCTCGACATACTTGGCAGCTGTGAACTCCAAGCGTGGCTTAGTAAATGATCCGCCTACGATTGGCTTCGCTGCGGCTGTGATTGACTGAGCAGCTTCGACCGTCTCGACGGTTTCCGCGTTTGTGACGGTGTTGTCCACTTCGTCTCCTTCTGTTGTTGTTGGTATTACTTCCTCTTCCACTGTGGAATCGGAAATCTCTTCGGCGACTTCTTCGCCTTCTGTTGCTGCGACTTCGCTAACGCGAGCAGAACGTACCGCTGGCTCTGTAACGAGTGCGACGCCAGTTAATTCTCCAGCTAAGACGCGCATAGTGCCGTCCTTTAGCATGATGTAATCGTCTACAGCTAATTCGATAGAGAATCCATCGCGAAGTCCGTCCATCGCTTCGGTTAGTGCATCTGTTCCCGCTGTAGTGTTTGTAATCTTAAAGACAGCGTCGATCGAATCTTCGTTTAGTGTCATGTCTAAAGTTTTACCGATTGGACGAGTGCGATCATGTTCCAAGTTAAGCTTTACTGGAGCTGGCTGGATTGAACCCTTAGCGAATACGACTTTTCCAGTCGATGCGTTCGCTTCTTCATCGAATGCGACGATGCGCCCGCTAATAGTGCGAGAGTTAGAATCTGCCGCTGTGATGTTCATAGGTGTAGTTATTTTCATAGAAGTAGATCCTCTTCTTCGCGGATTTCATCGATGCTCATCGCACCAATTCGATTTAGGATTTCGTAAACTTGCGCGCGCTCCATTGGATTACCGCGTAAGAAATCATCTAGATCGAACTTTACGTCCTGACCCAAGGGAGTAAAGTCCGATAAAGATAAACGCTGCTCGATCGCTGTCATAAGCGGACGCAGCGAATAATCGATAAGAGAACGACGTTCGCTTACTGCATTCGAGTAAGTAAAACTATTTGGCTCTGCACTTGCGAAATAAGCTGGAAGTCCTGCGGCTCTGCATAGTTCTAACGCTAAATAGCCGCGAGCTTCGTTAAGTTGAAGATTCTTAGGATCATAACCGACAGTCTCGATCGACACGTCGCCGTTCAAGAATGTAACAGCTTTAGAAGTGCGATTCTTAAACGCTGCTACTAATGCAGCTACACGATCTTTCGGAAGTGCTACGCCAGAGTTCTTTAGAATCGTTTGCGGATTCGGATTAATTGCGAAGTCGTAAGCTGTTTTCTCTAATGCCGAAGCTGCGCGAATAGTACGTCCCGCGCGATTTAAGATTCCTTCATCGAGTCCAGTAAAGACGACTAATTCGCTTGGATCGATTGGCATTCCATCGACAGCATAACCGTCGATCTCTGTTCCGTTAGCGTTTGTCGTAACAGTTACGCGAACAGGATCGATTCTTTCCATCGCTTGAATGCGACCAGTGTCCGCATAGCGAGCCATAACGCGCGCATAGCCGTAACCTGTGAACAGTAAATCTTCTGCGAGCCATGACCAGAACGCCGATCCCGCGATGCGTGGATCTGGCTGATTAATGACGCGCGGCTGTTGAACTTTTTCGCCAGTTGCGACGTT